AAGATAATGAAGCGCATAAAGGCGACGCCAAAAAACGGCGGGAGCCGCACCGATTTGCCGAAAAGATTTGAGCTGAAGTGCCACAAGGGAGATGGCGTGGGATTTAACGATGTATACGGTCGGTTGCGTTGGGATGATTATTCATCCACCATAACCGGCGGTTGCCTCAACCCTTCAAAAGGCAGGTTCTTGCATCCGCAGGAAGATCGCGCCATCACCGCTCGCGAAGCCGCACTTCTGCAAACATTTCCTAAAACATACAAGTTTCCGACTGACATTTCCAAAACCTCGATTTCTCTTTTAATAGGAAACGCTCTGCCGCCAAAATTCAGCTATATTCAATCTTCAAATATCATGAATCACCTGGTGGCTGCAGGGAAATAATGCGACCATTTAATTTGTTAAGTAAAACTGTTCATAACTTAATAGACCTGCTAAACTAGCTCAACAACTGAATAAAGGCCTAAACCCGTTACCGGGCATGGTCGCAAAACCATCCAAGCTGTCCTCGCAAGGATTTTTCTGTGCTTTCGCGCAGAAGATGGTTTTGCGGGGATTTTATTTTTACTCGTGAATCCAATACCAGCACTGGTTTCTAAGGTCTTGACTCAGTTGATAAGTGTGAGCATGAGACAGCGCACCCAAGTACGACTGAAGCGATTGGGACAAAGAATGCTCGTCGATCTCGCCCCGGCGAAACTGCGCCACTCGGTCTTTGAGCTTGCGAAATATCCGGTGTTTCGTTTTGCTTCGAAGTAGGCGATAGTGCGGCAGAATCACGTATCCCAAAAAGTCCACGCCTTGACCTGCATCAAGGATGGCGCACTTCTTGGGATGCAAAGAGAGCTTCAATTTGTCCCCGATAACTTTCCGGAACGGGTCAAGAAGCCCTTCCAGATATTTTTCGTCGGTGGAAATTATCACAAAGTCGTCGGTGTAGCGCGCGTAATGTTTGACCTTCAAATCGTGCTTAACGAATTGGTCGAATTCGTTCATGTAGACGTTGGCGAACAATTGCGAAGTGAGGTTGCCGATCGGCACACCATGACGCTCAAAAAGTGTCGTCTGTCCGGCCGAAAAACTTCGAACAATCTGCTCCATAAGCCACATGGTGTCCGGATCGACTATTCGCTTCTTGAGAATTGCCAACAGAATTTCGTGATCAATCGAATCAAAAAACTTCCGCACATCGCACTTGAGTGCGAAGCAAGGTCTTGTGTAGTTTCGGCTCTCTCTTCGGATCATGCTCTCGGCGGCCAGCACGCCTTTGTGTGTTCCTTTGCCGATGCGACACGAAAACGAATTGGCGATAAAGGTCTTCTCAAAAATGGGATTCAGAATTCGGAAAACCGCATGGTGCAAAACCCTGTCGCGCACCGTGGCCTTGTGAATGTGGCGCACTTTCGGATCGCGGATATAGAAACCCTTATACGGCCCGTGTGAGTAGCGTTTGGCAATCAAATCGCGATGTAGGGAAAAGAGATTTTGCTCAAGCGAAAACTCAAAAGCCTGAACATCGGCCTTTTTGCCTTTATCGCTTCGAAATTCCTCCCACGCCGCAACGATGTTTTCTAGCGATGCGATTCGATTGAATAATTCCTTATAAATCTTCATAACCATGAATGACTTCGATATCCCGATCTTCAAGAAAGCGTACGACCTGTTCAAACTCTTTCATGAGTACAGAAAGGTCGTGCCCAAACAAGATCGATTCACGATCTTCGAACGATGCGAGCAACTGATTCTTGACGTGATTGAAAGCATACTTCAAGCGAGCGGCGAACAGAAGCAAGCGAAAGGGCCGACATTGGAACGATGCAGCCTCAAGCTCAACCTTCTCAGGGTCTTTATTCGCCTTATGAAAGACGTTAGGGCCATCGATTCGAAAAAGTACGTAGCATTGGAAAGTATAGTGGATGAGATCGGCCGCATGCTTGGCGGTTGGATTCGATCCACCAAGTCTTGATTAAGAGAAAGGGTATCCGTTTTGCGGATACCCTTTCTTGCTGCGGAGAGACTTCGAGAGGAAGCCGGACACCGAACCGAAGTTGTCGTTCGGGTTGTCAACGAAGTTCGTGTCGAACTTGACCTTGCCGTCGTTGAAGTTGAAGTAGGGAGACTTGGAGAAGTCGCCATCGGCCTCCGGATAATTGCCCTCATCCATCTGTGTCACCAGGCCTTGAACTTTACTTCCCGTTGGAAACGGAACTATACGCTCTTAGCCTTGAACTTAATTTAACAGCATCCGCCTTGCGGCGAAACCTGCACCAGACGAGGACAAGCAGTATCTCCTCAACACAACACTCTCTTGGAAACCGTAGTCTCCATGACTCTGGTTGTTATCGTTGAAATGATAGAGTTCGGCGACAGTAATCCATGGACGACTGTACATTAGCCTATACTCAAGCGTATTATATCCTAAAGAAGGGGATATGGCCAAATACTTGACATAACGGCCTATATTTGCTATACTTAAGCGTCAGAATCAGTTCTTTAAAAACAGGCTTATTTATGAGGTAGCGCATTGGGCGTAAGGGCTATTTTATGCCTATTGCGCTACCTCATGCAGAGGAAGCCGTTAGCCGGAGCGACTCTGGCAAATCCAAACATAGAAGGAGGATGACGATGTCACAGACATTGATCACCAGCCGAGACCCGAAAGGTCTCCACGCAACCGGTCTCTTCGAGGCCGTCTACAACAAGTCCAAGCTCGACGAGGCACGTGCACAGCGGCTCAACGAGCGCGGTGGCGAACTGCAGGACGGGATCGCGAAGCTCATCGCTGATCTGTCCCAGTCCAACCAGTACGCCAACGAGGAAGTTCGTTCCAACTACACGTACCCGAAGGAGTACAAAGGGCCGAAGCCGATCAACGACCAGATCAAGGCGATCGCCAAGATCTTCGGTCTCGATCCGAGCCACGCGCTCGAATTCGCCAAGACCTTGCCGGAACTCCCGAACGGTGCCGAAGGATGGTTCGCGATTCCCTCGGTGGACGCACTGGCGGCAAAGCACTTCCCCGAAGTGACCGATCCGATCCAGAAGTACTGCCAGGCAGTCCAGATCGTTCACACCAAGATCGCCGACTCCCGGTCGTTCTACAACTACCGTGAGGGTCAGATCACGCCGGCGCAACTGCGGGTTCACGCTCGCACGGCGCACGCGCTGGATCTCATCGCCGAAACGCAGAAGGGCGACATCCTGATCGTCGCTGCCCAGCTCGGCATGCGCCATCGCGGCAAGTCCGTCCGTCGGGCTCGTGAGGTCTTCGTGGCCAACGAGTTCGGTCTCGGAAGTCTCGCAGTCGGTTCCATCGTTCTGACTCATCCCGAACGGCTCGTCCGTTGGAAGGAACTGGACATGGATTGTTCCGGCGACGAGTTCTCTCCGGAGGCCGATGGCGGCTTTTTCGTGTCTCCTTACTTCGACTTCGACGGCGGCGAGGTCAGGTTCGACACGGACTTCGTTGGCAGCCCGGGCGGCGACTTCGGTTCGGTGTCCGGCTTCCTCTCGCAGTAAATCGATCCTTGAGGTCTTGAATTCTTGGGGCTTTTGATCCCTTGAATTCCGCCGCAGGCGGTCGAAAAAATTGGGGCTATCCACAACACATCGTGGATAGCCCCTTTCTCTTTTTACATATGTTCAAAATTTAATTTTATTGATATAATGAAGGTACAATTGAATTGCCTAAACCTGTCGTAGTAATTTTCGACAGGCATGGCATTAATCCATCCAAGGTATAGAACCCGTCGTCAGGGATCCTTGGATGGTCGTGTGGGGAAACTCATACGTTGAGACCGAAAGGTTTCTACTCTTGGCGGCGGGCTTTATGCAAAACGATCCCGCAAAGAGTAGAATCGTTGTACACAGAGCACCTATTGCAAGGTGTTTTTGTATTGTGCTATAATTTACTCAACAGAAAGCGATTGCCTGACGGCGTCCGGGTTTACCGGGCTAAACGAGACGGGGCTACGACTTCTGTCATCAACAGCTATTTTATTATGGCTGTCGTGATGACGAGAAGTGGTAGTCCCGCTTTTTGTTTATCCTCTTGAGGCTTCGGCCTCGCATTGAACCGACAGGAACCAGATTGGAAATAATTGAGCCGAGCCTTAAAAGGGTCTCGGCTTATTTTATTTCCTATGGCGGAATCAGCATCACCTCAAAAAATTAAAGAAGAAGAAACTTCCAAAAAGGAGGTTTATTCGCCATCGGCCGACGAGCAGGTGCTCATTGAAAAATGGAAAAAGCGATTCACACGCGCAGAAGAATACCTGCGCCCTTATCGTGCAAAGTGGCTTCGCATGTACAAGCACTACCGGGCCTATCAGGAAAAAACAAACTACGCGTACCAGACCAGGCTCATGCCTCCGATTGCATTTCAGATCGTGGAAACAGTAGCCTCGCGTCTTGCGACCGCTAAACGAAAAACGCGCATTCTTCCACGAGACAAAAAAGACACTGAATCAAAATCTATTGGTGCCTGGAATGATCTGGTTGGCTACGATTTCGACATTATTAAACTGTCGAAAAAACTTCCCAAGTGGGTAAAATCCGCTTCTACATATGGGAACGGAATCGGCATGCTGACCTGGCTTACCGATGAAAGTATTGATCACGATGATCCGTTCCTCACCATCTGCGACCTGTGGGACATTTTGCCCGCTCCCGAAACTGAAGACTTAGAAGAAGATTGCCCGTGGCTTATCCGCCGCATTTTGAAATCAAAAGACAAGATCGAGCGCGAAGAAAAAGCCCGCGGCGAAAACGCACTTTATAAAAATGTGAATTTCCTCGAAGCAAAACAAGTCGAGGATTGGAAAAAGGAACGATATGAGGTGAACACCAAAAAGATGGGACAGATTCAAAGTTCAGAATCGGTAGAAACTTCCAACTCAGTAATTAAAGTCACCGGAGAAAAGTACGAACCGGAAAAGCAGATCGAGCTGTGGGAGTGCTACGACTTTGAAGAAGGAAAACTGATCACGTTCGGCAACCGTGAAGTGATAATGCGCGATGATGAGAATCCATATAAAAAAGTGAATCACGGCCGAATCTTCCTGAACTTGGCAGATCACGAAGTCAACTGGGAACTTTGGGGCATTGGCCATATTGAGCCGGTTGAAACGACTATTGTTGAAATCGCCGATCTTCGCAACCAGCGCATGGACGATGTCATTCTCATGCTTGATCCGGTAATTAAGATTCGCAAAGACTCCGGCATTTCCAAAAACGATATTATTTTCGCGCCGGGTGCAAAATGGGAGCTTCGTAAGATGGATGACGTGGTAGTCGAACGATTGCCCGATATTAGCCTCATGGGAGTGAACGAAGAAAGAGCCTTGCGTGATGAGATTGAGCGGACGCTGGCTATCTCCGAATATGCCCAAGGCATGCCAAAGTCTCCCGATGAACCGCTGGGCAAAGTGGCTATGCTCATCGGTCAGAGCAACTTACGCTTAAGTTCTTTCGCTCAAAACTTATCCGAGACGCTGAGCAGCTTGGCCAACATGCTGATAGAGATGAACCAGGAATTTATTGAAGAAGACAAATTATATCGCGTAATCGGGGACGAAGTCAGCTTTAAGGAATTCACAATGGCGGACAAAGAAGTAAAGGTCGATGCCGTGGTGACTGTTGATCCGGTCGTGCCTCCCGACCAGCAGGCTCGACTTAATCAGTCTTTGCTCCTTTACGACAAGTTTGTGGCGCAGGACAAACCTGATCCGAACAGCCCCGATGAAATCAAACAATGGAAAAAGCGAAAGCGCGCGATTCAGGAAATGATCCTCGAAGAAATGGGCAAAGAGGCGTATCGAGTCGTAATTCTTGGTGAAGAAAAAAACGAAACTACTCAAGGTAAAGAACCAGTAATTCAGCCGGGAGAACCTCCACCTATATCGGAAGCAGGTGCTCCACCGGACGCGTTGCCACCACCATCTCCGCAAGCGCGTCCCGGCTTCTTAAGAAGCGTGCTGTCGAGAATTCCAATTATCGGTCGAGGTCGAAAAACAATTAACCAATAACGCTATGGCAAAAAATAATCAGACAACCAAGGTGATCACCGCAATTGTATTGAGCAAGACCTTGAGTGGCGGCGATTGCATCGTGTCCTTGCAGGAAGACCAAGGCCGAGTGCATACGGTTTACCTCTCCAAAGAGGAATCTTCCAAAATCGACTTGGGTCACAAACTCAAGTTAACCATCGAAAAGGTCGAGGATTAATCAATTTAATCACATTCATATGCAAGACAAAAAAATGAAAAAGAAGAACGATCTAGCCGACGAAAGGTTTCCAGAAGGCGACAAGATCGAGTTTAAGAATCAGAAAACCATGCGAGAGGAGAGTGGGCAAATGGAAGCTCGCTGGAAAAAGGTCGAAAGCGTGATAGGCGCGGCAAAGGAAGCCTATCAATCAGGTAAGTCTGACTTCAGCGAAGTGTTGGAAAGCCTGATTGCCACCCTTCAAGACATGCTTGATACCGATGTTGGAGGCAGAGATCTCGGCGGACTCATGACGAATGGTCCGGAGATGGATCTTCCGCCGGAGCCCGCACCGGAAGAAGAACAGCAATAAATCTATGCAGACCAATGAAGAAAAATTCGATATGGGGTTGGCGGTGCTGGGGATGGTCAGAACGGCTGGCTGGAAATGGCTCGAAGCAAAAATTCGTGCAGAGATCGCAATTGAATATGCGGAGCTTCGGGATTTTGACATTTCGGGAAAGACAGCCGAGCAAATTGCTTCCGACTATCTTCAGCACCGAGCCAATGCTAACGCTTACGAGAAAATTCTCGCATTGGTCGACGATGCTATTCGTGAAAAAGACGAAGCGGCGGGTGCAATGAGCCAAGAGTAGCACGATGCCTATGGAGTACATGGCAAAAACATTGGGGCAAGGTCGAACCCCAAACTAGTAAATAAAAATTCAATTTAACAAGCGCTTTTATGAATCAAGATCGTAAAAAGGAGCTCGACGCTCTCCTCAACGCAAACTCGGAAGATGAGGAAACGGATACCGAAGAAGAAGACATCCAGGAAGATAAGGGTGAGGAAGAAGACGAGGAAACCGACACCAAAGATTCTGAAGAAGAAACCGACGAAGACGAAGAAACTGATGAGGAAGAATCGGATGATGGCGAATCGGATGATTCCGATGATGAAGAAGAAACCGAGGAAGATGCAGGGGGCGAGGCATCCAAGCAGAAAAACAAGTGGCACGGCAAAAGCCGTGAGGAAGTGATCCGAATGTATGAGGAGCTCGAAACAAAAAACCAACCGCCCAAGCGAACAAAAACCAAGCCTGATTCCAAGAAGGAAAACGATGAAGGTAAGGGCGAGGGAGTAGATGTGCCTAATGACGAAGAACTGGCCAAGATGACTCCCAAGCAGTTCGCAGAATGGATGGTTACGACAGTTCAAAGCATCGTTGGCAAAACCTACGATGCGCGAAGCCGGATGCGAGATTCCGCCGCGCAAGAAATTCGAGAGGCTCAGAAAGATCACCCTCTCCTGAAGACCAGTCCAGAGTACCGCGAACTCGTGCTGTCTTTGATCGACGCCGCTTCCCAAAAAGGAACGGTTATGCCGCTCAAAGAAGCGTGTGCGAAGGTCGATGGATTCGCTGGAAAAGTAAAGGGAGACACAAAGGTTTCTGACACTGAGAAGATTCGCCTCAAGAAAGCCAAAGCGCAAGTCGAGAGAGGAGTGGGCGCTCCGACCTCGCCGGGCGAAGAAAAGGGTGCGGAAGAACGCCGCCTCGAAAACATCTTCGGAACAAGCGGGTCAAATGGCCCCTTAGGAGGCCTTGGGGTTTAAACCCTCAAATAGCAAGGTCGAACCTCCTATCAGTTAATTAATCAACTAACAACAAGATATGTCATCAGCAAATGGAATTAGAGGAACCGCGAACTTGGGTGTTACGCGCAAGTACGACGTAGCGGATGTAATCTCGCTTCTTGACGTAGCGCGTTATCCGCTGCTCGGCATTCTCACGAACGCTGGAAAAGACCCAGCAACCAAGCAAGGCAAGGCACTCAAGAAAAAAGAAACGAGCGATCCGGACTTCAAGTGGTTCGAAGATAAGTTCGGTGCACGCGAAGACATCGTTGCGGCCAACCAGGGAGCAGCAGTCACGCTGGTTGTGACCAACGGTGCGTACTTCAGTATTGGCGACGTCTTACTCGTGGTGAAGTCGGCCCAGGGTACAAACAACCCGACCGGCGAAGTCATGCTTGTAACGAACGTGGCAACCAACACGCTCACTCTTGTGCGTCAGATCGGTGACGGTGGTTCAGGCGGCGGTCTGCTTCAGCAGAACGATATCGTCTGGATCATTGGCAATGCCAACGAGGAAGGTGCGGATCTCCGCACAATGAAAGGAACGACGATCGCTGAAGTGCTCAACTACTGCCAGATTTTCCGAACTACGATTGGAGTCACTGAAACTTCACGCAACACCAAGGGCCTGACAAAGGAGAACGACTTTGACTATCAGATTCGCAAGAAAGGCATCGAACACTTGGTGGACATCGAGCGAGCTTTCCTATTCGGGAAAAAGGAGATCATCACTTCCGGTACTCATCCGAAACGATTTACCGGCGGAGTTCTCCCTCGCATCAGCCAGGTCACCAGCAACGTAGCAACCCGCGACGACTTCAACAGCTACCTGAGAATCTTGTTCGCTCACGGCAACACCGAGAAATACCTGCTTGCTTCCGGTTACGTGATCGACAAGATCAACGGATTCGCTCACGACAAGTTGCAGGTACTGCAAGGAGAAAAAACTTTTGGATTAACCATCCTTAAGTATCTTTCTCCGCACGGCACGCTCAACATCATCAAGCACGATCTGCTTGCGGGGGATCTGTACGGCAAGAGCGGTGTCGGTGTAGACATGGAAGCTTTGACCTACCGATATCTCGCCAACCGTGACAGCAAGCTTCTCACGAATCGACAAGCACCTGGCGAAGATTCACGAGTAGACGAGTACCTGACCGAATGTGGCCTCCAGATGGAACAGCCTGAGCGTCACGCAATCGTTAAGTTCGCTTAAGTAATCCTTCAAGTCTCGGTCGGACGGGCATGCTTTCCGAACCCGCCTGACCGAGTGGAAAGCCCTTGAGGGGTTTTCCGCGGAAAATGAAAGGTCGATTCCGCGGTTATTACAAAAATAATTTCACATTAATTTGTATGGCAAAAAATCAAGCATCGACGGCTGAAAAGCCGAAGACAAAGAGCAAGCGTTACGCAACCCGTTACGGACAGCATTACGCGATCGTAATGATCCCGACTGTAACCGAGATCATCAACGGAATGGCAATAACGCGTCCAGGAAAAACGATCGAATTCAAGAATGGCATTTACGAAACGAAGGATTCTGCCGAACAAGACTTCCTGGATAATTCTCCGTTTGTCGGCATCGACTATCAGGAAGTCACAAAGGCAGTGACTTCGGCTCTTGAAGCCAAGTCGTTGTCGGAAAAGGAATCTGAATTGAAGGAGAAAGAAGAAGATCTGAAGCGCAGAGAGATGGCGCTCAAAGGCAAAGAAGAAGGATCAGACTCCTCATCCGGAAAAGAAACCAAAAGCGAGGGGAAGACAAAAAAGAAAGAGCCAAAGTTCTAAACTCTCGGCTCGTTAAAGGTCGAACCATTATCAACCAAACATAAGGCACAACGATATGGCGATAGAAAGTAAATCAAAATTCGTGGTGAACGAAGCGACCGTAGCCAGCGCAGGCACTGCCGTTCAGCTTCCCGACATTCCTGTCGGAGAGGGGTGCGATCTCGTCGTAAAGGCAAAGCGCACAAATCTCGGCGCGATTAAAGTCGGAGAATCTGCACCCCAGGCTCAGGCGGGGAAATTCACCCTAGAGCCGGGCGAAGCGGTGAAGCTCCGCATCAGCAATGCGAACAAGGGCTACATTGACGCGGAAGTCACTGGCGACAAAGTCGAGCTGATCGTTGAGCAATAAGCTCCTATGTCAGATTTTATTCCTCAACAGGGAGACTTCAGCTTCCTGCGGTTCAGAAAAACCGGCAGATACTTCGGGCCATTCATGACAGGCGGAACAGTGACCACGCAGTCGGCAGCGTCTGCAAACTCACTGCGCGCCTTTCCATTCTTTGTACCGAAGACGCAAAAGTTTGATCGGATAGCAATTCGTGTCACGACTTTGGCCAGCGGCACAACTCCGAAGGCTCGTCTCGGCGTGTACGAAGACAAAGGCGACGGAAGTGTCTATCCGGCAAAGCTCGTGCTCGATGCGGGCGAGGTGGATGTTAATACCACGGGGCTTAAAGAGATCACGATCAATCTCACGCTCAAGGGCGGGAAACTCTACTGGCTTGCTTTTGTAGGCCAAGACACCACTGCACTCGTGCTTGCAGCAATTCCTGCCGCAGATGCGATGGCGACATTCCTCGGTTTTGACAACGGACTGACTGGCACGCCGTATCTGGGCTATGCGGTAACACAAAGCTACGGTGCGCTGCCAGCAACATATCCGACAGCAAGCCCGACGGATTGGAGTCTGAACGTGCCGCTCATTGCCTTACGCAAAGCGTAGTTATGCCGATGAATTATGTTGCCAAGTTTCAAAGCAAAGTTGCTGAAAACGTCGATGACGGCCGTGAACAGGATGCAACAACCTGGAACGGCAACGGCAATGCCAGCAACGTAATTACTCTCGGTAACGTGAGCGGTTCCGTGTATTCCGGCGCGTTTCGTTTTCGCAATCTGAGTATTCCGCGAAATTCGAAGATTGTCCTGGCCAGGTTGAAGATTCGGCCGTCGGTTACGGACGGCGCAGACCCGGATGTGAAGCTCGTTGTAAAAGGAATAAAAGAGCCGGATACAAAACTATTCACTCAAACCTCGCGTCCCAGCCAGAGAACGAAAACAGTAAACACTGTCGCGTGGCACATCATCAAGAAATGGGAAGTCCACGAATGGACGCAGACACCAAACCTCAAACTGATCATTGAAGAAATTGTTGCCCAAAACGGATGGAAGCCGGGCAATGCCCTGGCCTTAACAATAGAAGACAACGGATCTTCCTCAAACCAGGCTGAAACTTGCTATGACCGGAGCAAGGGCGACGGCTATCAGGCCGAACTTGAAGTCTGGTACACGACAAAGAATGTAAGTATCGGCACTATCGCTGGCACTGACCGCGATGGAATGGAAACGGATAAGACCACATGGCAGTCGAGTCCGACCGGCAACGTGATAACTGTCGGTGATGATGGGCCATCGGTAAATGACGGTAGCTTTATATTCAGCTCGCTCGCCGTTCCTCGATACGCAAACATCATCGGTGCCTACCTTCTGCTTACGCAGGCAGATCAGAACAACCGATTTCCGCATCTCATCATTAAAGGATTTGCGGAAGATGATGCTCCGGTGTTCGCCAGCAACGGATCAAACCGACCATCGACTCGGCAAAAAACAAATGCATTGGCCGAATGGACTATCGGAGAAACAGTAGCTGGAGTCTTTGTCGGCATTCATTGGTCAGCCAACAGCGTGTATGAATCGCCTGATTTGCGCGAAATCGTGCAAGAGATCGTCGACCGCGAAGGCTGGACGACATCAAGCAAGCTGGGTCTTGTCCTGGAAAGCCAATCATCCTGGGACGGCCAATACAAACTGCCCTGGGACTATGTGAAAAACTCCGGTGAATTCGCCGCAAAGCTCGTGGTCGTGTGGGACACGCTCCGCACATTCCGATCAACGAAAAAAGATATTGCGAAATTCGATAAATCAAATTACCCGGAATTTATTATCGTGCATCACTCGGCGACACCGCGTGACTCGACACACTTCAGCACGATAAAAAATAACCACATAGGAATCGGCTGGGGGGATATCGCTTACCACCATTGGATCGCAGGAGCGTTAGACGGCATCGGCGTACACATTGCGGGTCGTCCGGAAAACAAGATCGGAGCTCACGCCGATACGCAAAAAATGAACTACCGTTCTGTCGGCATAGCAATGTGCGGAGATTTCCATCCATCAAGCGGAAACGAACAGCCAACCGCAGAACAGCTAGCCACCCTCCAAACACTCCTCGACACGATTAGAAAAGAACGGGGCATCCCAAAAGAGCGGGTACTTGGACATCGGGAAACTCCAGATTCCACTGATTGTCCCGGCGACAATTTACTCGAGTACGTAAAACGATATCGAACAACCGGAAAGCTTCTTCCCTAAATACCATGCAATTACAAGAATTCCTACAAGACCTCAACGCACGAATGTCGGCGGCCAAGACCACCGGGTTTTGGAGTGAAGTCGATAAAAAAAGATGGATTAATAAATCCATTATTCGGGCATGCAACTTTGCCAAATGGAACTTTCTCAACCACCACTCAACTCAGCTGACCGAGAAAGATGTCGAGGCAAAG